TTATTACAGGCACTTTAGATGCACAAGATCCTATATCTAACTCAACAGGTGATGTAGAAATAAATGATAATCTAAAAGTTAATAACAATCTTACAGTAGATGGTAATACACAATTAGGTAATGCAAATACAGATACAGCAACCGCTACAGCTAAACTTATAGCACAAAATGGCTTTAATAATACAGTATTAAATACAGCAACAGCAAATGCAATCTTAGGTATGGGCATTGTTCAAGCAGGAGACCAAGCATATATCAGCGACGGCAACGCCGGATCGCCTTGCATGGCCTTCAGTGACGGATCAAACTGGAAGAAGATGCATTCACCAGGCGATAACATATCGAGTTCATAATGATAAAGACTGATAAAGTAGAGAAAATGACTAAACTGAGTAAAGATGCAGATACAGAAATCGCTTTACTAAAGCGTGATATCCAGCATATAAGAGACAATCATTTAGCACATATGAAACAAGATATAGACAGAATAGAAAAGAAAGTTGATAAAATCGACAACAGAATTTGGTGGGTATTGGGAGTCCTAATATCTACACAAGTAGCAAGTATGATAGCAAACATGCTATAACCCTACCAGGGGTTAAATGGGAGGAGACACTCATGTCTGAGGAAAAAGACGATAAAAAGAAAGCAGGAAGACCTAAAAAGAAGGTTGATACTGACTTACTTTATAAACTGGCACAGATACATTGCACCATGAAAGAAATGGTCGATATATTAGGCGTCAGTGAAGATACCCTAAAAAGAAATTTCGCGGGTATTATAGACAAAGGGAAGGCAGAAGGCAAAATGAGACTTCGAAGAAAACAAATCGAAGTCGCTATGAAAGGCAACGCTGTAATGCTTATCTGGTTAGGTAAGCAAATGTTAGGACAGGCAGAAACGCCAATGAACGACAGTGATGCACAAGTCTTACCGTGGAGCGATGATATTGCCGCTGAATAAAGCACAAAAGGCAGTAGCTGAAAGCCCGGCAAGATTTAGAGTAATGGCAGCCGGAAGAAGATGTGGTAAAACATATCTTGCCGTAAGAGAATTAGCACGATTTGCCAGATTGCCTGGTAAAAAGTGTTTATACATTGCCCCGACATATCAAATGTGCCGGGACATCATCTGGAAAGACCTCCAGGCAAGATTAAGCAATCTTAACTGGATAGCCAGAACAAATGAAAGTAGATTGGAGATACAATTGGTGAATGGATCAGTAATTGCATTAAAGTCAGGTGATAACCCAGATACCTTAAGAGGTGGTGGTTATGATATGGTTGTATGCGATGAAGCCGCAGACTTAAAATCAGAAGTTTGGTATGAAGCAGTTCGCCCGGCGCTTTCTGCACAAAAGCCGCCTGGTTCTGCATTATTCTGCGGGACGCCAAAAGGTATCACAAACTGGTTTAAGGATCTATACGACCTTGGTAAAGGTTCTGATCCTGACTGGGCGAGTTACAGCTTTACTACGCTTGACGGAGGTAATGTCCCGGAGAGTGAGATTGAAGCCGCTAAAAGAGATTTAGATGAAAGAACTTTTCGTGCGGAGTATCTTGCATCGTTTGAAACATTCTCTGGCGGATTAATCGCTTATAATTTTTCTGAGGAAAATATAAGACCGTATTCTGAACCGAACCCAGCGAAATTCATTTATATCGGTATGGACTTCAACGTCTCGCCTTGCACCGCTATAATAATGGTAAAGACAGAGCAAGGCTTACATGCTATCGATGAGATTGTAATACATGATAGCAACACTGATGAGATGGTAGCGGAAATAAAGAACCGTTATGCAGGTTATCAGATTACGGTATTCCCGGATCCAGCTGGCGCGGCTCGTAAGACAAGTGCAGGCGGAAGAACGGACATATCTATATTACAAAATGCAGGCTTCGTTGTAAAATATAAACGACAACATCCTGCAGTAAGAGATAGGATTAATGCTTGTAACTCTTTATTAAAGAATGCAAATGGTGAAAGAAGATTTCTTGTAGATCCAAAATGCAAACATTTAATAAAAAGTTTTCAGCGTTATACCTATAAAGAAGGGACTCAAATCCCTAACAAAGGCGAATGGGATCACGCCTTCGATGCAGGAACTTACTGCATTGAATATTTGTATCCTGTAACACGGGAAGTAAAGCCCGATAAAACAAAAACATTTGGAGTGTATTAATGGACATAGACTATAGACACCCGCTTTATGAAGCGAACCTGGGAAGGTGGAACTATTATAGAGCCAGCTATTTAGGTGGTTTCGATTATCGTTTTGCATCCCTTGGCATGTTACGCAAATACCTTTTCGAAGATGATGCCCCAGGAAATCAGTATCTTCAACGATTAGAATATACAGCATTAGATAACATGGTAAAACTCACGGTAGATACTTACAGAAGTTTCTTATTCCGTGCAACCCCGACAAGAACATTCGGCTATCTTGCAAACGATCCGATGATAAAATCCTTTATGGAGTCAGTAGATTATACCGGTTTGGATTTTGACGATTTTATGAAAGAAGCCAATGATATGGCAACAATATATGGTAATGTATGGATACTTTGCACAAAAGGTAATATGCCAGGCATTATTACAAGAGAGCAAGAGATTGCAAATGATATTAGACCATATCTAAAATTATTTACACCAGAAAACGTGTGCGACTGGAGATATCAGACGCAACCTAATGGTTCAGAAAAATTAGTATATGTAAAAACAAAAGAATGGAAAGGTCAAGACGCCTTCAAATATATTGAATGGACACCAGAGCAAATCGCTGTCTATCATGTATTCGAAGATGAGATTGTAGGATCACAGATATTTGAAAATGCAATCGGAGAAGTCCCTTTCGTCATTCACTATGCAAATAAATCGCAATATCCAGGAGTAGGACAAACTGATATTGCCGATGTTGCAAAAATACAACAAGTTTGCTTTAACTTACTAAGTGAAGCAGAGCAGGCAGTAAGAGTATCAAATCACCCGACTTTAGTTAAGACGCAAGATGTTCAAGCTACAGCAGGTGCAGGTTCTGTAATTAATTTAGACCAAGCTGTAGATCCAGCACTAAAGCCTTACTTAATTGAACCGTCAGGCACAAATATTGGAAGCATTGTAGATATGATAAAAGTTCATATTGAAGCATTCTTAAGAGCAACCAATTTAGGTGCAATCATGGCGGCAAAAGGTCTAAGTGTAAAATCAGGCATTGCTCTATCTACAGAGTTTGAACAATTAAATGCAAGATTGGCAGACAAGTCAGCCAAGATGGAAGCAACAGAATGGAATATATGGAAACTATTCTGGAAGTGGTCAAACATGCAACCTGATGAAGAATTCAATGTTGAATATCAAAAGACATTTGACTTACGTGATGAACATGCAGACTTAGCCCTGTTAGGACAATCACTTAAGATGGGTATTACATCACCAAAATATATCGCAGAGATGCACAAACAAATCGCTAAGATTACAATCAAAGATGGCGACAAGTTAGATGATATCTTTGCAGAAATAGATGGTGATAATGAAATGGTTGCAGAAGAACCAGCAATGGAACATCCTACAACTACAGCAGAGAATAGACAAGAGCATATACAATCTATGATACAAGAAGGATTATCTGATGAACAAATGTTAGATTTACATCCAGAACTATCACAAGCAGATTTAGATAAGGCTCGAGGAGATATGAATGCAGACACAAATAGTTAATATCGCAGAGATTAACCCAGCAGTTATCATGCGTGGAAAGAATTCTAACCCAGGTAAAGGGCGTTCAGGTGGTGGCAGAAGGTCATCAGGCGCAGGATCTGGGAAGAAAGAAAAGCCGAAAAAAGGCAAAAAATAAGTATGCTAAATACATACATAAAAAGGAGATAATAGGTATGACCGATATGACCGAGACAAGCGGGATTGATAAAGAAGTAGATACTGGTGCTACTCCTCAAAATCAAAGCAATAATGAACACCAGGAAGAGCGTAACTTTACTCAGGCAGATGTAGATAAAATCGTTCAAGCAAGATTAGAGAAATATAAAAGACGTTTCTCAGATATTGACTTAAATGAATATAAAAATCTTAAACAAGCAGAGGAAGAGCGTGAATTAGAGGCGATGAAGAAGCGTGAAGAATTCGATGATATTCTTAAATCTCAAAAAGAGAAATATGCATCAGAGATTTCAACACTTCGTTCAGAACTTACAAGCATGAAAGTAGATGGCACTTTATTAGATGTAGCGGCAAAAAGAAATGCTGTAAATCCAGAACAAGTTGCACAACTATTGAAAGCAAATGTAGGTTTAGACGAGACAGGTCGCCCTGTCGTATTTGATAAAGATAAAAATGTCCAATACGATCCAGAAACAGCAGAACCTCGCAAGATAGAGAGTTATGTAAATGAATGGTTAGATGCTAACCCACATTTTCTTCGTAGCACTCCTGGCGGCGTTGTTTCGCAAGGATCTACTGGTTCAGTAAATGCTGGAGCAATAGATTTAGGTTCATTAGATATGACTAACCCTGCAGACAGAGCCAAATATAAACAGCTAAAGTCAGCAGGTAAAATATAATATAGAGGAGACCAGAAATGGCACAAACAAACTATGTATCGTCCTTACAATCGGACGCACTATTGGTTCCAGTAAAAACTGCAACCGTATATGCCGCACATGAGCAATCAATGTTCTTAGGCGGTCAAGTTATCCCTGTAGTAAATGCACCAAACGGAGTTGCACAAGTTCCTGAATTAGCGGCAGTTACAGCAGAGGCAGTAACTTTAACAGGCTCAAATGTCGATGACTTATCAGTTCTAACACCAGCAGACACAAAAAATACTATTACATGTAGTCTATTTGGTGCAAGAAGTGTTATCAGAGACTTAGGTAATATCGATCCAGCAGAAGTAGGTCGTTCATTAGGTAACGCAGTCGCTACAGCTTTTGATAAATCTGTAATGGCAACTATCGGTGCAAACACTACTGAGCAAGAAATTGCATCAGGTGATTTAGACCTTGATGAAATCTTCAAAGCCGTTGGCACAATCCGTGCAAACGGGGAGATGGGGCAACTTTACGGGATCGTTAATGCCGCTGAGTATGGCACATTAATGTCTGCAATCGGTTCTGCCGCATATGCAGGTGGTGATTTCCAAACGGAAGCACTAAGAAATTCTAACATCGGCGTTATCGCTGGAGTTCAGTTCTTTGTATCATCACATCTAACAGATGCTAACACAGGCTTATCTTCACACAATGTTAAGGCATGCGTATTCGGTGCAGATGCATATCGTATCGCAATGCAGAAAAATGTTGATATCGAAGTGGCTCGTAGAGCAGAAGCAGTTGGTGTAGATTGCGTAGCATCTCTACATGCAGCCGCAGGTGCTATCGATGCCAATCGTTCAGTTCTTATAATCAACGAGAGCTAATATATAATAGTTAGGAGAAGGTAATGAGTGCATATGCAACAGATGAAGATTTGGTAAAGATTGTTCCAGACATCTTTGACCATGGTGTAGAGACCTTTGATGAAGAATTACTTCGTTCAACAGGTGATATACAAAGGCGTATCAAAAGCGATTGGTGGAATCTATCACATGATCCAGCAACCTTTGAGATTGCCAAACTAAATGCGTCAGAGTGGAAGAGAGCAACAATTTATCATGCTTTAGCATATTACATTCTACCGAGACTTTCTAATTTTCAGGACAATGATACTTTTCAGCGTCAAATGTCTTTCTATAGAGAAAGATATTCAGAAGAATTCTCTGCGGTTCTTGCCGCAGGGATTTCCTATGATACTGATGGCGATGGTTCATATGAGTCCGGCGAAATAGAATATATCAAGGAAAGGTTATATAGATAATGGCAGATAGTAAGCGAAAATTAATCTTAGATGATATCGTAGCGAAACTAAAAACTATTAAATCACCTCGTCTTGGTAAAGTTTCTACTAAGCCAGAAGATTTTCAAAGGCTTGCAAGAACGGCTTATCCTTTTGTCGGTGTAGAAATCACTGATGAAACTAAAGAAGACATTGCAAGAGAATGGAGATTATCAACTCTATCTATCGACATTACAGTTCATATCGATGGCAAGAAGAAAACGACAGATGTTCAAACACAGATGTCCAATATCATCGAAGCTATTGAAGAAAAGCTGGAAGCAGATAGAACCCGAGATGGAAATGCTCAACTAACTGAATTAGTAAGCGTAGGGGATATACAGGAAACTGCATATCCTACAATAAGACAAACAATGAGTGTAAGTGTTCAATATACTTACAACAAAGGCAACACTTAACATAGAGGAGACCAGCAATGGCATTAAATATCTACTCTGGATCGCAAGGCATCGTGTATATGAATAATATAGCGGTAGCATCTATTCGTAGCTTTTCTTTAGAGGAAACTCAGGAAGTTATCGATGCTACAACTATGAATACAGGTGGTGTAGCGTTCAGAACAAATAAAGCTACTTTCAAATCATGGTCGGGTTCAATCGATGTCTTTTGGACAGTGAATGAAAACTCATCAGCCAATGCAGATGAAAGTTCAGGCGCAGGCGCAACCGGTGATGCGGACTTAACTCCAGGAACTTCTGAAGTTGAAATCGTGTTCTGGCCAGCAGGCGACAGCCAATATGAGTTAGGTTACAGAGGTAAGTGTCTAATCACAAGCAGAAGCATATCATCTTCAGTAGATGGTATGGTTGAAGCTACAGTTTCAGTTACTGGAACTACTGCATTAGCACAAGACTTTGGAACAAGTTCATATAACGGAAACTAAGATGAAGGTATTCGTTAAGGGCAAGGTGGATCTTAAGAAAGCATTCAAAAAAGTGCTGAATGAGGTTACTGATGACTTATTTCAGGAAGTAAGACAACTTACTCCCGTAGATACAGGCAGAGCCCAAAGCGGATGGCAAATTGTAAGGGGCGGTGATACTAATATTATTAGTAATGCTGTCCCTTATATTGAACCATTAAACAAAGGTCATTCAGACCAAGCACCTAATGGTATGACTACACCAGCAATACAGCGTGTTCAACAATTCGCTAAAGCTGGAAAATATAAAATAAAGAAAAGAGGACTATTCAAATGAGTAAAGTTTTAAGTAAAGCAAAGTTACACTTTGCAGAAATCTCAAACAAAGGCATGGAAAGTTTTGAAGTGCCAGAATGGGATACAACTGTATATTGGAAAGTAGGAGGACTAAACTTCGCTTCTCAAAGTGCAGTAATTGAGTTACAAAATGCAGGTAAATCAGCAGACGCTCTTGTAGAGATGTTACTGATCCGTGCATTAGATGAAAATGGAAACAAAATGTTTTCAAAGATGGAAAAACCAGTATTAATGAACCAAGTGGATCCTAATGTAATCCTTAAAATTGTAACAGCTATGGGCGAAAGCGATAAAGTAGCTGAAGCAAATGGTGGAGACCCAGTGGGAAACTCCAAAAGGACGCAGAGCTCCGGTTCATCTTCTTCCTCGCAAAAGAGTTAGGTAAAAGCGTAGAAGAAGTGATGCAATTCAGCGTCCAAGAAATTACATATTGGGGTGCATACTTTGAATTACTAAGGAGAGAGCAAAAGAATGAGCGACATAAATCTAATAATCTCAGCTACAGACCAGGCAAGCGGTCCGTTAGGTAGTATTCAAGGTAAATTAGCCGGAGTAACAAGTGCCGCGGCAACTACAGGCGGTGGCTTTACAAACATGGGTGGCAAAATAAAAGCCGCTCTTGGTGTAGCGGCGGCAGGTTTTGCTGTATTCAAAGGTATTACTGCAATCAATGATAGAATTGCAGAGATGGATGACTTAGCAAAGCGAGCCAGAGCAGTGGGAGCCGCTACAGAAGAAGGCTTTGCAGGATTTCAAGTAGCTTCACAACTATTAGCAGAAGGTGGTCTATCAGCACAAGAGGCAGATAGAGCATTCAACAACTTACAACTAAGATTAGCAGAAGGTGCCAAAGGTAATAAGGCATATGCTGAGATTATGGGTAAGTTAGGCGACAGCGTAATGGATGC